CGCAGGGTGGTTGGCCGTAGCTGGATACTTGGGAGCTGCTCTTGGGCTGACATGCCAACCCTTTTCCTCATTGTGGTGCAGCTCGAGCTGACCAAACATAGGACCTTTATCTGCTTTGACTTCAAGGTTATGTTTTTTACCACGAATATTCATGTGGGCGTCAGGAGCATCACCCGAACTACCAGCTGTCTTGGTATCCTTATCCATGATACCATGCTTTTTCAGCTTATCAGCTACTTGATTTTCGTAATTGAAGCCACCGATGGCGTGAGCTTCGGTAACAAAACTTGTGAATGATTTCATTACATACTCCGTAGTATTATCTACTATTTATACCACAAAAAAACCCACCGAAGTGGGTTTCTTGCAACTGATTGCTTAGATTTTAACCTGCGTATATATCATCCATAATTCCGGTTGTGATGATCAGCAATTTCTTCGTGAGCAGGATGTACTTTATCTGATCCAGCAGCCTTAGCAACCTTTTCAGGTGTTGTCTTCTTGGACATAGAAATACTCACACCATGCACTGTTCCTGATTTTTTATCGCGAATACCGTACACAATATTATCAGATGTTTCTGTATCACCTGCCTCAGTTTCCTTAGCATGATGGTTAGCATCATTGTGGATAGTACCTGATTCACCCGCAGCGTATTTCATACCATCTCTGAACGATTGCTTACTTAAAGGATAAGATTCGGTATCATGCATCTCATCTTTATTTTCAACAATAGATCTGAGACCAATTGTTTTGGTTTTTTGCTCGTGTAAATCTGAAATATCATGCATACCTCTAAGACGTCTCATGTTTGTTTCATACTTTTTCACAAGCCCATCTTTTGTATCTGTCTTATTATGCTTTTTTTCATAATAAACTGATGCATGGTTTTCTGAGTGGTCTCGCATATCAACAACAACACCGTGACCATATTTGTCATGAACTTTATTTTCTATATCACTTGTAACTTTGTCGTGTTTTTCCACTGCACTGTCATTTTCGTTATCCTCAGCTTTAAGCCCTAACAAATGATGCTTAGCATGCTTGTGCCAAAGATCGGAAAGTTCTCTATCTGACTCGGATTTAGCAAATTCATTAATAGATCTGAGACCAATAGTTTTGGTTTTTTGCTCGTGTAATGCAATATATTCTGAATATTTTTTAATCGACATTGTTTTCTCCGTAAGGTTGAAGTTAGGTTAATTGTATTTATACTTTATAAAATTGCATCCGCTACACCTAGCTCCACGCATTCTTCTGCAGATAGCCAGACATCTGATGGTGGAAGGAGCTTCCGTTTGATCATTCTCTCATCCATTGTACAGCTCTCTTTGATAATATCTAACATTCTCTGCTTGATATACCTGGTTTCTTTCTCTGAAGCCTTGACATCGTGCTCCTTACCTTCGTAAAAAGTAGAGAACTGGTGAGACATAATACTTGTATTTTTAGTAACGGTTCTTTTTCCTTTAGCACCCGACATGAATATGAGGAAGGCTGCGCTCATGAGACTACCAACGCCACTAGTGGCTACTGGAATTTTACTCGACTTCATCATATCAATTAAACCAAATGCTTGGTAAAGATCTCCACCAAAACTATTAATGTAGAGATTCAACTGCGCATGGCGTTGAGCCATATTCTCAGCAAGGATCCATTTAATGACAGGTGTTATGCTATGTTCATCAATATCACCAGTTAGATAATATGTACCAGACTTATGAATAGTCCATTCAATATCATCTAGTACAGTTAAAGGCAAGAGTGTTTCTGATTCGTTTATTTTGGACATTTTAGGCTCGCAGTTACATCGTTGACAAAAGAGGGATTAATTCCACGTGATCGGAGGTAGTCAGCTTGAAGTTTGTACGCTTGACGTTCTTTATGGTACCACATATCACATTCAAGTGTAATTCCATACTTCTTTGCTTGAATGTGATGGATCAGTTCATGAATTATAATTGATCGATCAATAATGTTATTTTTGTAGTCTATTCGCTTATCGTAATACACTGTACCACCAGTATAAATGGCAGATACAGAGCAATCCTGACCAGGACAAAATATCTGCTTCAACTCCTTCTCGGTCTTTGGAACCATTACTGGAAGTTCAATTTGCCCTTTGTAACTCATCAATAGCTTGGCCTGCTCTAGCATAGGCACAAACTCAGGTTCAATTCCCTGCGCAGCAGAGCTAGTTAATAAAAGGATAACAAATAAGTATTTAATCATAGCGGTCTCTAATTAATTATACTTAATTATCCCATAATACTTAAATTTGGTCAACAGGTAAACCACACTATTTATGCAAGTTTTCAAAGACTGATCCCTGTAGCATAACATTCACTCACAAAATCAATGTAAAGTTGTTCTTCTAGTAATAGAGCTTCTGCTTCCCATGGCTGCTGGAAGTAGTTGACATTACGAAAACGTTTGCCCTCCCATATATCAATTGTACCAGTCTTCAAGTACCATGTTCTCAGTTGCTTTGTGAGATATTGTTTGATGTGAACAGTCTCATGAGCCAGAGTAATGAGACAATGTTCTAGTTTAAGATCATCGTTGAGTTCAATAACAAATTCTTTTTTGGATATCTTTTCACAAGTACCATCAGCTCCTAACTTGGGCATCTGAATAATATTAATAGTAACGTTGGCTGTGTTTTGATCTAGTCTGCTAAGATAAAACGAAGCTGCTTTTTTAATAGTATTGGAAAGCTTTTTATTTTTGAATCGTCTCGTCAATATCTTCATGTGATTTTTTCATTTCTTTAATTATTTGTATGGCTGTTATCACATCGTAAGGAAGATCAAACATCTTTGAGAGATAAATGAACAAGGTATTAAATGTTAGCATAAGCGTTGAAAGAAAGAACACCCATGTGAACGTAAGTACAAACCCCACTGCATTAAATAAACGTGTCAAAAGCATCTTTAAATTTGCCCTTCTCCTGTTTCATACGTATGCCTGTATCAGATTTGTCAAACACTGGTTTATCATCAACGACATCTTCTTGGGCACTCTGTTCTACATCATACAGCTTCATCTTCGATCTGTCAACACCTATAACAAACCTACGGTGCATTCCTGGATCGCTGTATCGGTTCTTCAACTGCTTGACCATAAACTGGTTGAGGTCTTGTAGCTCTTCTGAACTAATCAACGCAAGCATAAAGTCAGCAGTAGCTGGAAGACCAAATGATTCACTCGTATCTTCTAATCCAAGATCACTACTGGTAAAACCACTTCTGGTAGTCTGAGTCGCTGTAACAATTGGCACATCAAACTCAACTGCCAGTCCACGTAGTTCTTCTGCAATAGCCTTGATGTACGTGTAACTGTTTACATTAGCACCATACTTCAACCTCGACGATACACATATATTTAGGTAGTCAATGTAAATGATATCAGGTTTGAAGTTTCTCTTCAACTTCAACTCATTTAACAGGTGACGCATATGACCAGCACCAGCTGATGCGGTTGGATATTCTTTGATGATTAACTTACCATTTGTCTTCTCACGTACACGATTAATCTTCTTATCATACGCATCCTTAGGCAGGATAGACAACTCATCAACTGTAACATTGAGCATATTAGCATCAATACGTTCAGCAATACGTTCTTCAGCCATCTCCATTGTTATGTAAAGAACATTAGCACCCTTGAAAAGATTAGCTGCTGCACAGTGACACATGAAAAGAGACTTACCAACACCAGTACCAGCAAGAACTACATTGAGAGTCTTGTTTGGTAACCCACCCTTTGTAATCCTGTTAAGGTAATCAAGATCAAATGGTACTCTTGTTTCTTTCTTGTGATAAAATTCATATCGTGCATCGAAGTCTTCTAGGAAGTCATGGCCAACGTGAGAGTCAAAAGATACAGCAAGAGCATCCGAAAGTATTTGTGGAATAGCACCCTTACCGTGACTATCTTTATCACTATCTAGTATCTGAATAGATTTCATGATAGCATTGTAGATTGCTTTATCTTGACAGAACTTCTCTGTCTGATCTACAAGCCATTGCATGTTTGTTGTAGGGTCTGTCTCTAGTTCCTCTACAATACCAACCACCTCGGTATAATACGATGCTATCTCTTTGACATTATCAAGTTCAATTGTTAATGCTTCTTTAGATGGAAACTTATTATACTGCTTAATGAAACTATCAATACCATCAAATACAGCTTTGAGCTTTCTTTCTTGAAAGTACTCAGACTTTAAAAAGGGAATGGCCTTACGGCCATACTCTTCATTATTTAATAGGTTCGAAAGTATAAGTTTTTCTATCATATTGTTCCAGTAAGATTATAGTGACTCCGTTAGGTTTCTCATTAAGAAACTCTATAAGATCTCTTTCTTTAAAAAAGAACTTAAAGCCTACTTGGTCATTCTTGTTCTTGAACGTCACTTTGCAATGATTCAACAGCTGATCCATAGCTAAACTCCCTTTTTGCACATTCTTCCAGACGCTGCATAATTTCTTCAGTAAAGTATGCACTTGGATTACTGTTGATCTCTTTACCAAATACTTTACGACCATCTGGAAGTTCATAGCGATTACCAGACTTATTAAAGATCTTGTGTTGCTCAGCAAAGTCAAGTAAACCAAAGTACCTATCTAGCCCCTTGTCGTAAGTAAGCAGCACTGTTGCTTCTTGGTTCTCTTTAGAGAGCCTTGATTTGTATGTCTTAATTTTAATCTGGCTTCCGATGATGTCTCCATCAGAGTCTTTCTCTTTCTTTTTAGAGAGCATTGCAATAGTACTGGCAGCGTACTTGAGTCCTGTTCCTCCACCAAGTTCTTTTGTTGGTACATACGATCCGATTACCTCATAAACGTGGTTGGTGACAAGCATTGGCACTTTGACCTTTGCTAACTTTAATGTCAGAACACGAAAAGCAGCTTTGATAACTTGCGACTTTGTCATATCCCTAACATCTTTACCATCATGAGAATCTTCCATCTCTTTTGACGTTGACAGTAATCCTAGACTATCCAGCACAAACATCATTGGTGGACGATCAGCTTGCTTCTCGTATGCGTCCAACATCTTCAGGGCATGGGTCTTAAACTTTTGAATTGTATCTGGCTCTGCAATGATCACTCGATTGGTATCAATACCACGAGACTCCATCATTGCTTTTGTTACTGCTGCTTCTGTGTCGTAGTAGACGACTGCTGCATCTGGGTTCTTGTCAAGGAAGGCTCTAACGATACCAAGTACGAAGAAAGTTTTACCAGTAGCGGACTCTCCTGCAAAAGCAGTAATTTTGTTATCAGGTACGCCCCCATAGAAGCTACCAGAGAGAAGAGCGTTGAGAATATAGCTGCCAGTATCAATACAACCAGTAAACTCAGCACTACCAGTGCCGTCACTGGCCAAATAAGTATCCTCATCACCAACCTCCTTAATCAATGTCTTTAAAAAACTCATGTCATCTTCCTTATCTTGTTTTTATCAATAGTAACCTTACTACGGTTTGCTTTGCCAGTCAACTCCTGTAGCTTCTTGAATCTCTTTTCAGCAGCAAGGTCTTTGTTTATTTCAATGTTTGCAGATCTTGTACTATTCATCTTGTTAATTCTTGTCTGACGTATCATACCCATGTTAGCTGCAATTAGTAAAAGCACAGCAAGAGGATCAAATACAGTCACAATCATTATAATGACCCATCTAACCGTTTTCTCCAAAAACGAATCATCAGCCCTATCAACAAAAAGCTCGGCGATGTACTTGAGTGGACCGACCTCTGCTTCGACTTTTTTAACTTGAGATGCCAAAGGGGATTTCTCAACGTTAAGCCTCCCAACCTCTTTTTGTAGAGTCGAAATTTCTTCCATGAGTCGGCTACGCTCTTTCTGCTGGGTCTTTCTAATTTGGAGCGCGCGTTCGGCCCCTTTAGAATCCGTCGAGCGTGACATGACCTGGTCAACGACCTCGTAAAACTGTTTAAGAAGTGTACGATTGGCATTGATTGTTTCATTTATAGATCTGATCCTTTCATCATAAACTGCTACTTGTGCTGCAACATCACTTACCGATGCAGATTGTTCAATATGAGCTTTGGACAAATATCCAAATGTACCCATTGAAGTGATCATCATTAGAACAGCAACAGCAACAACAAGGTAGTATCTAATGAAAGCAGGAGCATGGCTCCAATTACGAAATGTCCATGATGCAGCAACAACCTTAGCAGCCTCAAGCATTGACCCCATAATAATAACAGGCCAATAAGAAGCTGCAAAGATTGCAGTCAGCCCAAGTATAGAAAAGTAGGCAGCTACTGACGAGAGACCTACAGCAACAAGTAGTGCTATGTAATTAATCATTTTCCATTAGCTTGTTAACTTTATCAATAAGTGCTTTCATCTTTTTGGATCGATCTGGCCACAGTATGTACTGTTTTTCAGAATCCTTGGCTAGGTTGAGTAGTAATGGCATGATTAACTTATAAAGAGCCTCCAGCTTATCCTTGTACTCCTTAGAAGTCAACGATAACTCTTGTTCCTTCTGCTCAACTTGTTGTTGAAGCTGACGCTCCATTGATTTAAGTTCATCTTCACTGACTGCAGAAAAACCAAAGTCGTGATCATCAAGATCAATTGAAATTTTACTCATGGTAGTTCCTATTGGAAAAAGTCTTGGAGAGTTGCTCTGGTACTATATTCAGTCTTCCATCCAATAGCATCAAGGATAGAACGAATTGGTTCAAGGAATGCTTTATCAAACTGCATATCATAATCAATGTACTGTTCAATACCAAGCTCTTTAGGTGGTGCTCCTGGACAGGATATAACGGTGTCTCTAGTCGGATTAGGTCTTTGTAGATATGAGAACTTAATCTTATCGCCGTCAATGATAAGTGGATATTTATTCTGTATCTTCTGCTCAGCAAGCATCTGATTGTATATCAACGAACCCTTTACGTGAATTGGAGTACCCTTTCTATAGATGCTAGACTTATCTGCATACTTCTTAAGATCTCGTACACCTCGAGGAAATGCAATCTCCTCAAATGATAATGTTCTAAATTCACGTCTAAAGTTATTAATAAAATCAATAATATCTTTCTCATCCTTGTTCATGATAACACTAAGAGCTGTCTTAATATTCTTTCGACAAGCTACTGGTGTAGATGAACGTACAGCCTCGATACCACTTAACTTTAACTTAGGTTCAGCATACTGCACACCTTCATTGTTGTACACATTAAGAATGTAATGCTTCTTACCAGTCCAGATACCTTTGTTGGCAATCGCTTCACGTTTCATGACCATCTTCTGATCCATGACCTTCATGTAGGTAGCAAGGTTATCAAACGTCCTGTCAATAAAAGGTTGAATCTTTTTCTCACATACATCATCTAAAAACTTGACAATCTTTTCGTTATCGGACTGATCATCACCAAAGGCACTATCAACTAACCGTTCAAGTCGGATGTACATCGAGTCGGTGTCACAAGCAATTACATAGTCTTCATCTTCAGTCTTAAACAACTTGTTCAGATAGGCATTGATGTGCTTCTCCATCCAACGAATAGAGAGCTTACCAGACATAGTGATTGCTTCTGCAAGGTTACGCTGATACCATCTAAAGTAAGTATTACCCAAAGCACCATAAGCAGAGTTCAGCTGAATCTTCTTTGCCATCTGCATATTATTGCATCGTGCAATTTCATTCTCTAAGGCTCGCGTTGGAGTCTTTTCATACTGCTTCTTTGCTTCAATCATTCTCTTCTTCCAAGCAGAACGATCGTTGTACATGTTCTCCATCAGTGTAGGTAAGAATCCTTTGAAGTCTTTATCAAACAAAGCTCCATTAGCACCCATAGTCAGATTATCTGATTCTAACTTATCCGATAGCTCTTCACCTACAGTCTGGTCAATCAAACCTTCAATAGTGATATTAGACTCAACCCCACGATAAGTTTCAGGACTGATGTTGTATTGCATGATCAAGTGAGGATAGAGTGAATTCAAGTCAAACGAGCACACCCACTTATGTAATCCCACTTGTGGATCTTTAACATATGCTCCAATGATAGGACCCATACGCTTATCAGTAGCAATACGCTCTTCAATAGACTCGGTCTTGAAATGAGGAACTACTATCTTCTTATCCATTAGATAGTTTGCAATGATAACGTCCCAAATACGAACAGTAGTGTATGTGTCTACAAAGTTCACTTTAGCATCATAAGCAATAGCAAACACCTGCTCAATAAACTTTAGTTTCTCTTCTAGCTTATCAACAAGCACAACGTCGTGAATGTTATAGTCTACAAACTTCTCAAAGTTCTGAACATAGAAATCATGCATCGATTCGTACTCTGAATAGTCTAGCTTTCTTTCCCCTAGCTCATACTCAGCAATATGATCTAGCTTATATGACTCTTGTGGTGTGTATGAAAACTTCTTATACAGTGCAAGGTAGTCAAGCGTGGCTACCCCAATGAGATCGTAAACAAAAGGCCCATTTTCTTTATCACCAGTAATAGATCTAGAGTTAACAATGCTCCACGGAGATAGCTTCTTAGCTTCTTTAACTCCCAGTACGTTTGATATTCTAGTGTATAGGTATGGAATATCAAAGTTCTCAATGTTCCAACCAGTAACAACATCTGGTTTCCATTGTTCAGAATTCCAAATCCTTAGGAATGTAGTTAGTAAATCAACTTCATCCCTACACTGGTGGTATTTCACATCAGCAGACTTTGGTGTATAGGGTCTTGTGCCAAGCACAATACACTTACTACGCTTTCTCATTGAAAGAGTAATAATCTCTTTGTCGGCAATAGCAATATTAGGAAAGCCGTTTTGGGTTGATGTCTCGATGTCTAACGACACAACGTTGATTAAATCAACATCGTAGTTCATGTCCCCTTTGAAGTTCTCATATATGCACTGATAAGTGAATGATGTTGTGCCGTATATGGAAAAGTTTTCAACCTCATCGTAACGCTTAACAAAGTCTCTTGCTTCTCTTGTATCAGTAAAATGAACGGACTTTACGTGCTTGCCGTCTATAGTTCTAAACTCAGAAGAGACTGGTGATGGTAAGAATAAGAACGGAGAATAAGCCTGCTCGTATTCAAAACGAACACCGTTATCATATCCTCTTAGGAATGCAGTGCTTCCGTTGACATGAACATTAGTATAGAAACGCATGACACCTCACTTTAAACCATCATTATACAGCGGTACAATTATTTTATCAACGATCCTGCAGTTGCAATCTGAATACCAGATCCGTACATCTTATTGTAGTTGTTAATAAGTTCAACACCTGGATCCATAGTAATGATAATATGTTTAGTACTAAAAAAATGGGACCTGTCCTCGGTGTAAGGAGCAAAGGGAAATAAAGAAAGGCCAAGACCTGTTTGAGTAGGAACCATTTGAACAATGGCTACTTCTTTAATCTCATAAATGAAGTCTCCATCAGAACCAGGGTTAACATTTACCAACTCACCAATTAGTTCTTCACCAGTAACCAACTTAATAATTTTAATGCTCATGTTTATCCTTAGAGAAGGGGGACATTGCGTCCCCCTGTTTTAATAATGAAGGTGTGAGTGCTTTCTTTCAAGCTGTCTCATGCGATGTTCTAAATCAGCATGGTCAACAGATTGATTCAAGTACTGAAGTTCTGTTTTGGAAAATTGTTCTGAGCTAGGTTCACTAAACAGAAACTTTCTCGTCACTTCGAGAATGTTCTGAATAGATTCACTCATTTTTCCTCCGTCAAGAACTCTTTGTCCCCTTTTGAAGGTTTCTCATTGATTTCAATTTTCTTTGGCTTCTTATGTTCTGGAATAATACGCTCAAGGAAAATCTTCAACATTCCATTCAACATCTCAGCATTTTGAATCTCAACTTGATCGTCAAGAACAAATGTACGAGTGAATGCACGATTAGCAATACCCTTCCACAAGAACGTATCATTATCAGAATCTTCTGTTGCCTTGCCAGTAACAATTAACTTGTTATCGACAAACTCAAGTTCAATATCTTGTTTGGCAAAGCCAGCAACAGCAAGTTCAATAGCGTACTTGTTGTCGTCTACTTTTTTGATATTGTATGGAGGGTAGTTAGGAATGTTTTTTGTTACTTCATCGTGTAGCTTTGCCATTCTGTTGAATTGATCATCAAAACCAACAAAGAACTTATCAAGATCTTTTGTTCCGTACTTGAAACCAGGGCCGAAAGCAAAAGTGTTAGCGAGTGCAGATAATGCGTCAGTCATTTAAGACCTCCTATTAAGCAAGGTTAGTATAAGAATGCGTCCCCGAAGGCAACGCATCCTTATTTATACATCATCTCACATAGCAAGTCAACTTTTTATTGACTCAATGTGTAAATTTGCTACAATAAATTCTTTCACTAGAGAGCTACGAACAATATCTTCAACTCCAAACTCTACGTTTCTGAACGAAGGCATCCTGTTAATAACTTCTACAAAATCCTTTAGACCTGATTGATCATGCTTTTTACAAAGATCTGTTTGTTTAAAATCTCCACTGAATATAATTTTAGAGTCTTCTCCAACTCTTGTAATAATTGAACTCAACTCTTGGAAGTTCATATTTTGACACTCATCAACAATAATGACAGCGTTATCAATTGTGATGCCTCTAACAAATGATGTGATCATGAACTCAACATTCTTCTGCTCGACTAATCTCTCATACGCTTGTTCTGTATCAAAGAGGTCTTGGCAGATAGCCTTGTATGGTGCAACGTACACATCTGTCTTTTCTTTTTCATCTCCTGGTAGGTGACCAATGTCCCTGGATGGGACTACCGATCTAACTAACACAACCTTCTGGTATGGGTTACTCTTATCCATTACTTCTTCAAGTGCTTTGTAGAGTGCAATAAACGTTTTACCTGTACCAGCTGCTCCATGCAGCATGATTGCTTGTGCTCCTTGTTTGTATAGTTCAAAGAATTTAGATTGGTTTTTAGTAAGAGCGTCGAATACATTTAAATCGTCGATCTTTAACTTGAGTTTCCTTTTAGTTTGGTCAGGAAATTGGTGGATGGAGGCTTCAGCAATTTTTGCTCTGTGTTTCATGCGCTGTCCTTCTTATTGAAGTTGAAAAAACAAAAAAGGCACACAGCCTTTAAGCTAATGTGCCTTTTTTCCTACTACTGCATTACTTCTTTATAGTGCATGCAATAATCCTGTGATGTTTTGAGTATTTATAATCCAAGCACCCCTGACTTGAAAGTTAATCCCTTAGAAGGAGTAAAATCTTTTCTCAAGTACTCTGCAATACACTCAAAACGGAATGCCTCATCTTCATGACCTTTAGACTTGAGCGTAGTCTCACAACTCTCAATAAAATTGATAAGAGACCCTAAAGACACATTACAATTATCTTGCAGGGCTGCAGGCTTCATATTTGCTTTACGCTGGAACATTGATTTCTCCCATGTATACAGAATGCTCTAGTATACTATCAAATCGAAAAGATCTCCACGAGTTTTTTTCACAATCCCAAACAGCAAGAACATCATCATTAACTTCTTTAACACGTTCTGTCTTCTTCTCATGAGGAATTGCAACATCCTCTTTCAGAGTACAGATCATATCACGAATTTCACCGTTAGTTTTGGTGAATTTGACCTTACATATGTTCGACTTTAGGGTCAAGCGGATCAGTTCCTTCGATATCATTTAGCCACCTCTCAAAAATGTTATATTGGTACTGGACTACCTCAACTCCAGACTCTTTAAGCATTGTACTTGAAACGGATAAAAAGAACAACAGATTTTTTCCTGGGTCGGGAGTGAACGTTACTACTTTAGTAATTCCACGCTGTATAATCGATTTCACACACTCATTGCACGGAAACAGTGTAGCGTAAAGAGTTGCCCCTTCTACGCTGCCAGGACTGTTATCTAGCGCGTTTCTTTCTGCATGGCAGATAAACTGTAACTTAGTCTCACGATCCTCATAGCGAGCGATCTGATCCTCTACACCACGTGGAAGTCCATTGTAACCTAGACTCAGAACTCTTCGCTTTGAGTCTACAATTACACTACCAACTTTGCGTGAAGGGTCTTTTGACCAACTAGCCACTGTTTCCGCTAACTGAAGAAAGCGGAAATCCCATAATATATTATTTTTCATCACTCTGGCCTACGTTTGGATCCTATGTTATATTTGGCAACCAATTCCCAATCATGCTTCTCTTTGTGAGTAATAACTTTCACTTGAGAGAATGGGGCTACTGGAGAACTTGATTTCTGAGGGTTAATTAACTTGATTAATCCCCACTCTGCGAGCAGGTTAATGATCGTGTTACGTCTTGCTTTATCATCGTCCGAAAAGTTAGATGGCTTACCATCAAGCGCAAACAATTCTTTGAAATGAACGATATAGTATCTTCCCTGTTTATGTAAAATATGACAAGACTGAAATAATTTCCTGTCTTTACGCGAGGCTACACCAATGCGTGTTAATGTTTCTTTAATTTTTAAGAAGTCTTCTTCTGAACCCAGTGCAACTTCAACCAGGCTTTCAATGATACCCATGTTATCCACCTTTTTCTAATTTTTGTTTTATAATAGTTAACTGCTCAGAAGAAAGGATAGATAAAGCATTTTCGGCTTTTTGTGGATTATAACCATAATATTCCATAACTGCTGTAATGTCATTATCTTCTTGTTTCTTCACCCACTTTGCAAATCGCTTCGCAGGACGTATACTATTTAGAAAAAAATGGAACTGTAGCTTTGGATCTAGGTGGTGGAACTGATTGATTTCATTGGCATAGAGAATTGTATCAGGAAAGTATGAAAGAGCCTTATTTACCATATAGGCAGGATAATGCTTCTCCAATTCCGGATCCTTTAGAAGATCTTCTTTACTCTTGTTAATAGCATTTACAAAGTCAAATGGGTTCATAATAATATAGTTATAATGCTATCCGTTTAGCTGTATCACAGAATCTTCTGCTCGATTACAAGCATCTTCGTAGTACTTAAAAAATTCAGCAATCTCTTTACCTGTAGAAGCGTTGAATATTAATACTTGATAGTTACCGTCCTGAAGTCTAAACACTCTTGAGTTTACTGGACCTTGTTCGTATTCGCTTAGTAGTATCATTTGAATTCTCCTTCGACCATGATTTCTGTTAGACACGCCAGTATATTTATTTCTTGGTCTGCGACGAAGGCTGCTTTATACTGATATGCTGCGAGAATTAAAACCAATTGAGGAATAGAACTTGGCTTCATATAATCAGAAGCGGCATCGTATAACTTCCTAAAGAACGTTGTGGTATCAATATCTGTATTCTCACCAACCCACTTACGAATCTCTGTGAAGTTCTTTTGCTTGATTAGCTCAATCAATCCCTTCAGTTTATCATCTGTAAAGTTTACAAGAATGCCAGTGTCAATTTTACCAGTAGCAGAGTACCTCTGTAGTTCATTCAGTACACGTCTAAAGTCTGGAAAGAACTTCTTCACAACCTCAGCAACTGCTTTTGGATCAAACTCAACTCCCTCTAAGTCCAGTATCTGCTGAGCTCGTTTGAATAACAACGCTGCCATCTTCGGCTTATCATCCTTCTCAATCTTGAACTCTACGACTGAGCAACGAGAATGGAGAGGATCAATAATGCGATTGCTGAAATTAGCTGTAAGAATAAATCCACAGTTCTTAGAGAACTCCTCCATAAAATTACGAAGAGCAGGCTGGGTGCTATTAGGGTTAAGGTAATCAGCTTCATCCAAAATGACATACTTACGACCTCCATAGAAAGATATAGACGAAGCAAACTGTCTAATATCATTTCTAAGAGTGTCGATGTTACCATTCATCGAACCGTTGATGATAAGATAGTCAGCACCAATCTCTTCAAGCATAGCACGTGCTACTGTTGTTTTACCAACACCAGCACGACCACACAAGAGAAGATTAGGAATATTTTGTTGATTAATAAACTGCTGAAACGTCTGCTTGAGAGATGGTGGGAGAATAGTATCCGCTATTGTTTTCGGACGGTACGCTTCCACCCATAAAAAATCACTTGACATAATATAATATTCCAGTTCATGTTAACCAGCAAAGACAGAATTTTCTTCACATGCAATCCAGTACTTTACATCAGTTCCTTCCATATAGATAAACCTTTTTGAAGATATTTTTAGTGTATAATCTCCACCTAACAGTTTCATATTGTCTGGCTTCACTACCATCTTAAATTGCTTTGTAGTATCACCAATGTTAATGGCAAAGTTATCACTTGCTGTCTGTCCACCTTTTGCTTTAGGATTAGTATCCAAAGCTTCAATCAATACCTTCCCATCCTTCCCTGTAAAAGCAATATCTGGTAACTGGAGTACGGCTACTGCTTTCATCAGGGACTGAAGGGTCGAAGCTGTAAGAGACTTCTCTACAGCATCATTGGGTATATCAATTTCTCTATCAGGTGGTGATTTGACATGACTAGGATCGGCATACAGATAGTTCAACGTCTGTGTGCCACTCTTAATCATAATGAACTGCTCGCTGAACTCAAGATCTGGATCCTCAAACAACGATAATACACCAAGAAAGCGGGCCAGGTCAAAGATAGCAAAGTTCTGAGGAATAGTCTCAGCAATTGTAGCTTTGGCCATCACCGTTGACATTGGTGATATCGTTGCAAGAGTGTTACCAGGTGAGAAAGCAAGACTTGGATTAATCTGATTAAAGTTCTTCAGAATTTGAATCGTTCTCGCGCTGAACTTCATAGTATAGATTCCTCAGATTACTTCTTTTTGTTTTTGTGCTTTAACTGGCCAGCATCCGCTGTTGCCGAAGCACCAATGGAGGCCAAATCAGCCAACGAACCACCAAACACATAACTACCAACGTGCTGCAGTTGCATCCAAGGACAGAAGAATACCTTACCACCCATCTTCTGCACATTGTAGCAGAACATATAGTCTTCAGACAGGTAACGCTTAGATGCTGTCTTTTCTGCTTCCTTCATTGCTTGTGCACGCTGCTTCAACTCTTCAGCATCGTTACCCTTAGCAAGATCTTCGATCAGCTGATGCATGTCTTCTTGACCATAGTTGCGATCAACAACACAGTCAAAGTAAGCCATGATCTCACGTGTACCATCAAAGTGCTCAGTACGTACATGATCGGGCTTGTACCAGAGATGTGGAAATGCTTTCTGATAGTCTTCAAATGTCTTACGACGAATCATCATAAAGCCAGTACCAATCTCAAGAACCTCTACTGGCTGGTTGAGAGGGATCTCACGCTGAGTGGTCTTAGGGTTGAACACATAGTCACCAACGTACTTCTCAAGAGTGTTCGGATCCTCATCAGCCATACCCTTGTCAACAGCTTGCTTGATCTTCTCCCACGAGATACACTTCTTAGGATACGGACCACCAATAACATCATACTCGCTTGCATCGTCTTGCATAGCAAGCAGAGCAATAACGTCTTGTGGATTAAATCCAATGTCACTATCGATGAACATTAGGTGAGTAGCACCAGAACGCATGAACTCATCCACGCAATAGTTACGAGCACGTGTGATCAGAGATTCATTAAACAAGAAGAACATCTGAAGCTGAATACCGTGCTTAGTACATACAGCCGATAGATCAGCAACCGATCGTGTAAACATACCAGCACACTGGCCACCGTACATCGGAACTGCAAGGAACAGCTTGCGCTTTTGCAATTCCTCAATACTTACTTGTAGTTTGAAACCTTCACTCATTGTAAAACTCCTTGTGTATATTTTTTGTCATGCTCACTCTTCAAACCATATGAGCCGTTGTACTCCGATAATGCCTCTGCTTTAAAAAGTAGGAACTGTGCTACACGCGTTCCCTTCTTAATCTTTGCTGGTCCATTACAAACATGCATTGCACCAGCCATAACTCCGTGATATCCTGAATCATATAGTCCAGATGTGATAAAGATACCATTACGGTTCAGTGTTGACCTCGTAATAACCCACCCAGCTTCATCAGCACCAACATGGATAATGTTCTCCATTACTACCTCGTATGTACAGCCACTTTGTAAATGAAACCAACCATTTTCATCAGGTTGCAGCTCTATAGTACCACGATGAGTTTTATGTTCGTTATCCAGAATAAACTGGTTCTCTTTCATTACATATACTTTATCCAGACGAAGATCAATCGCATTAGGTTGCGAGTCTCCTTCTTGTACTCCCGTGAGAGTAGAATTGCTATTACTTCCCAGAACGTGTATCATTATAATCTACCCTTTCATAAGCATCACGAATATCTTGCATCATATTTGGTCCAAGTGGCCGCTGCGCTTGGAAAATACCTTTAACTTTCTCAATCTGTTGCTCTTCTTCACTAGCATACATCATTAGCATAATATAATGAATTGCTTTCAACAAATCTTTTTTATTCTTACCACTCTTCTTACCATACCTACAAAGATACTTAATAGCTGTATCCCGAGCAGTAGATTCTAAAGAGCCAAGCGATTCCCAAATATCAACTACTTGAATATCTTTACTAACATAATGCTCACCGTACGTACCATTAACATAGGTTTCAATGTCTTTTAGGTACTGTCCTTCATTGTAATCATAATCAGGCATCTTCACCCTCCGTCAGGTACATTGAGATATAATTGTCGATTATACTCTTGTTAATGATTGCAGTCAACGTACCTCTCTCGTTTTCATAGTCAAAGTTTACTTCTTCTTCATACTTCCCATGTAACAATCCAGTTGGAGAACTGTCAAACGTTTTACCAGCATGAAGACCTAACCAAATAGAAGCACTACTATCCCATGTGTTAATATATTCTTTAAATGGTTCCATCAATCTAATTTCACCAGGACCATCAAGCATACCAAGCATATGAAGCTTCTTACCGTTTGATTTGATCTTATCAAGAATCCCACAGTCACGCAGTTCTTGCATAAACATAAAACGGCTAACAAAACGTTGCAACTTGTTACCCTTCTCTACAGCATAGGCATTGGGAATTGCAAGGATCGATACTCCAATATAATCAACATGATCTGATTCAGCTGCCCACTCGAAACTATTAAACAAATCACTCTTATCCCCAATTTTAGACTGAGGACAGAAGAAAGTACCAAATCCCTCTTCTCTTAACTGTGGAGCTAATACCCTGGCTGCATTGATTGTACTTGATGCATAATCATTTGGATAGTCTGACATTACAACATAATCAGCCTTGACCTTTCTGGCCATACCAATCAGCTTGTCAATATTATACATTGGTCTGTTCTGCTTGTACATTTCAAAAGCAGAGTTGTCAAGAATCAGCTCACTACCTTGCTTTTGTTCTTCAAGATAGAAATCAACATACTCTGGACTCTGCTCTACTAGATGGGCAAGTAATAGATGGGTAGGTGCATCCTTTACTAGATCTAAGTGGGGAATTGGTGCGATGTGACAAAATGTAGCCATAATTTATTTCCAATCACCAAGTTGAGCCTGTGTCGCATCTACGTACATACCATCCATGTACATACCAGTACTCAGTGTCATATCTTTTTTATAGACAAGAGTACATCCGTTCTCATTATCTTCACTGACATTGATTGTGCAATCACGACCACGATAAGTCTCATGAATATAGGTAAGAAGTTCTCTGGCAATCATCTCACAGGACATATTATTAAGTTGAAGAGTACCTGTAGTATATAGTCCTTCCAACTCACGCTTCAACAAAATAAATTCAACTTCGCGGTCATCATGAAACACTTCTAGTTCCACACGAAAGTGAAACATATGTCGATGAGGATTAGCTAGAAAAGAAACAGCCGCAAGCTTTGGATCGCTTGCAGCTGCAGGATACTTGTGGATACCTTCTTTCTGAAATGTAACCCAAATACTAGTTTTTATCATTATCCAATCTTTCTTTTGTTAATAAAATCAATCTTGTGACGAGTTGTTACCTCAAACAAACCAACTTTGAGATGACCATTCTTACGTAACCACTCAACCATTTGATCTCTACCATACCATGCAATCCAACCAGTGTCAACACACACATGACATATACGATCACTAGTTTTTGATGGGTGTCGTAACCATCCTTCTGGAGATGTCTCTACCCAAAAAGTACCATACTTGTTCATATTTGATTTGACATCAATCGAATATGCTTTACGCCAGTCTGGATGTTTGATAGTTAAATCAATACCATGTTTCTGACTCTGGAAATCAGACTCACAATCGAGTACCTGATATCCCCAACCTGCAAAAGCCTCAATTACCATAACCTCTGCTTCACGTGCCTTACTAGCTTCAGGACCATATGCTTCTACCAACGAAGGCGTCCATTTTTTAGTAATGCGCTCCATACCTACCCTTTGAAGTTTGCGTTTCATAAAGTCTCCATAATAAAAACCCGCTGTTGATTAGACAGCGGGTCATCTTGCGTTTTAGTGATTAAGCATGACGTGTGAAAGCGTGGTTACCGACCAAGCGGTAAGCCAAAGCTACCATACGACGTGAAGGTTTGCCAAGACGGTAAGCAGTCTTACCATTCTTAGTTTTGTTGGTGTAGATAGAGTAACCTTCTGCACGTAACTCAGATACACGTGCTGAAAGATTAGTTACACCGAAGAGACCTTCAGCTTGAGCTGGTGTGATCTCTTTACCGGACTTAAAAAAGCCAATTAGTTTTTCATGCTGTGTCATTCTTTACTTCTCCTATTTCATGTTAAAAAGATTATTTAATTACAGGGTCACCGTCTCTCAATATAAGATTTGCAGCTAAGAAGTCGAGACGTTTAGAGGATGTAGTAGATTCTACTTCTTCAATGAACTGCTGGATCTTATCCCTATGTTGAAACTGCCCCAGTAAGAGTAGCATTGCACTCCTCTTAGCATCAACATTTTCTGCAGCCCATACATTCTTAGCAAACTTAGACAAATCTTTCATAGAAGTCCATTCTATATCAGTTAATTAATAAAATCAACACTTCATTGACTGTAATTTAATATTATCAAAGAACTCTTGCTTAACACTATTGTTATGGAATAAACCATGTACAGCAGATGTCTGTGTCATCGATGAATGAGCCATCACACCACGATTGTCCATGCAGCCGTGTGTTGCTTCAATATACACAGCAACGTTCTCAGTATCAGTAGCTGTCATAATCTCTCGTGCAATCTGATTGACCAACTCTTCTTGTAACTGACCACGACGAGCACACCACTGAGCAATGCGAACATACTTCGAAAGACCAATCACACGTCCTGTAGGAATAATACCAATATAGCAAACACCCTTGACAGGCTGGTGATGATGAGAGCACATAGAACGAATCTCAGCACGCACTACAAGCATACCCTCAAAGCGTCCCTCACCCTCATTAGGGAAAGAAGTTACATCTGGTCTAGGCTCATACCGACCTGACATTAACTCATACACATACATCTTAGCTAAACGCTTAGCTGTATCCTTAGAATTAGGATCGTTATCAGTGTCAATGACAAGTGATTCCAGTACCTTCTGAAACTTCCATTTAACTTCTTCAACTAATACTGGTAGCTCATGATCGTGGACATACTTGGAGATATTGTCACTAGCTTTGAACTGTGCCTTATCAGCTTTGATCCGCTGTTTAATTATTTCCGATACTTGCATAGTAGGACTGACTCCATTGTCAATCATCTTGCTCTCCAACCGTTGTGGTTCCAATGGGGTAGATAACATTTTGTGTGTTGTACCTTTCTTTTAGTTCTTTGGGAATAGCTCGGTCTCTGTTGAAATAGAAATCAAGCAGCTGCTGGTTGATCATCGAAGGTACATTATTGTACAGAGGATCAAGATTGAATCGAAGATTGTTGGGCCACTTTCCAGAGAGTTTAAACTCCATGAAAGCGGTCCTATGCTTCTTATTGAATGGGTCAAAATCTACATACTCGTATTGCTTTGAAATAAAATTAGCTTTGTTTTCAGCACTGTGCTGTAGCATAATATAATCTCTCCAATCAATTAACAATGTTACAGCCTACAGCATTATGGAATAAAAATCAACAACTTGAGCGGGATATCAGAATCGAACTGATGACGAAAGATTGGAAATCTCTAGTTTTACCATTAAACTAATCCCGCATTGAATGGTCCGGCGTGACAGAATCGAACTGCCGTTTAGGAGGTAGAAGCTCCCTGTATTTTCCACTATACGAACGCCAGTATGTTAGTACTTTAGCTTCTGTTCTTCTGCTTTATGAATACGACCACGCAATTCAGTAGTAGAGAAAGAATGCTCACGACTGTTGTAGTGCAGTTCAATATGATGTAAATGTCTACCAGTAAAGTCTTTATCCTGATATTCTTTTCCAAGGATCCTAACATCTATAGAATAAGAATTCAAGATATCTAGAAGATCTTTCTATGTCTCGTACACAACAATCTCATCTACGTACTTACAACCTTTCAGTTGAACAAACCGTTCAAACACAGATTGTACTGGCTTGTTCTTTTCTGGACGATCAATGGTAGGGTCTGTTTGTAGACCTACTATTAGATAGTCGCATTGTGCTTCTGCTTCTTTCAACATTAGAACATGACCTGCGTGAAACAAATCAAACGTAGAACAAGTAAATCCAACCTTCATATTTTCATCATCCCACATAATATATCCTCATTTATACACTACTGGTTTAAACGGCTTATCAAATTTATTCTTTGCTGCGTGTTCGGAAGTAACGTCGGCTAGATCAAAGTTTATTGATACCATATCAGAATCTTCTTCAAGAGAAATTGTAAATGATTGTATCTCTTGAAAGTGATTGTAAATGTCAATTAATTTTTCAATTTGATCACGTCTAAGTTTTATGGTCATCATATTTCCTTTAACAAAGGGACTATAAACTATTCAAAATCTTTCTTGATACCTTTTCTACATCTCTCATGTTACGTTCACCAAGAATAACTACTGCATAATGCTCACCGTTCTTAGTAACAAACATTGTTAGACATTTACCAGCTGGGTTAGTATATCCAGTCTTGGATATCTCTATCTCATCATACTCGTTGAGTAAGTGAAAGTTAGTATTGCTTACAGTTATCACTCTATAGCTACTAAACGTCTTTGCTTTCTTTTTCTTCTTTACTGGTACATTCTTTGCAGCCGGCTCCACCAATACAAAGCTGGTCATTGAAGCAATCTGTTTAATTTTAGGGTAGGTCGAAGCATAATACAACAGTTTTGTAAGATCTTTTGCTGTACTTTGATTGTGTGGACTAAGACCAGAAGGATCATCGTAGGTAGTGTGAGCCATGCTCAAGAACTTTGCTGTGATGTTCATGTGCTGAATAAAAACATCCCTACCACCAGGAAAGCTTTTTGCAAGTGCCTCTGCAGCATTGTTATCACTCTTAATTAACAGCAAAGACATCAACTCATCTCTTGATCTTTGTTTAGCTGGGACACCTTTGAATCCTTTGTAAGTAACCTTTTCATCTAAACTAACGTTACTTTCAAGAATGATAAGTGCAGTCATCAACTTGGTAACACTAGCTATTGGTCTTACCTTATCAGATCCTTCATCTATTACAGCTTCATTTCTTGTGTAGTTGTAAACGTACTGAGTTGCTGCTAATACATTAGTACTCAGTAGCGCAAAGGAAAGAATTAGTGCTTTCATTGTTACCTTTGTTAGTTAACAGTGTTGTATATATCACGATTTTTTCCTCATAATCATGCCTACGTAGGTACCACAAAAAGCACCTAAGCAAGCAGGGATGAGTAGCCAGTGATTAGTAGTATAGTTAATAACTGCAATGCTGGCAACAGCAAACACTATAACAGCCCAGATGCTTGAAGCAAGTGGCTGCTCGTTCTGTACTGATCTTAGATAGTATGTGTAAAATATATCCGTAAAAAACAATGCTAAGAATGTAAATATAACTTCTAACATACTACCCTTCTACTTGGCTGCTCAACCTGGGCTCGAACCAGGGACAAACGGATTAACAGTCCGTTGCTCTACCAACTGAGCTACGGAGCAATAATTAATTGGCCGGTGTAGACACATCAAGGAATCACCCTCTCCCGCTACTCCGTTTACTACAAACAACCGTTCACTAATTCCCGATTGATCGTCGGTTTTCGTTAATACTAGGTCGTCTAGTCGTCCTTCCCACTGGACTCTGCTCCTACCAAATTAAAGTGCACTACTTTCTCTTTATGTTCCACGCCTAGGTTCGTGTACGGCAATGCACTTTAATTTAGTACCATATTGAAGCACACTATACGATAGGTTTAGGTCTGCTTCTATATCCTATCACGGCATAGTATGAAGTTATCTCTAGACCTTGGCCGTAATGTGCTTTAATATGGCACACCGTAGGAGAATCGAACTCCTCTTCCATCCGTGAAAGGGATGTGTCCTAACCGATAGACGAACGGTGCAACAAACTTGGTGGGGATGGAAGGAATCGAACCTCCTCACCCGAAAGAACTGATTTACAGTCAGCCGCCACTCTCCTACTTAGCCGCATCCCCATTTTCTTACGCTACATCTTCGTAGCTTTCTTCATCTTCATAGAAGTCATCATGTGGATCAGTATTAATGATAACATCACCAAATACAATCAGACCATCTTCGTATCGTACTTCAAAGTCTCTAGCAAACTCAACTTCGTTGATGTATGTATTATCTTCACCCTTATCCCACATCTCTACAGGAATACATGCAAGACAACCAGCATCCACGCCATACTTGAAACCATTACCATCACGATACAATCCATCACCGTACTTGGTACTGAATACAGCAAAGAACTTTCCTGATTGCTTATCAGCCATTATACCACCACGATCAACAGCCTGATACATGAAGAAGTCTGTTTCTTTCAGTAATCTATCGTACGTAGCATAACTCAGTACATAACAGGGGTCTGCAATTACATACTTACCGGCAGCTAATTTCATATAATATCCTTTATCAAGTTAACAAAGATATTATCTCATATTGGTGAAATAAAGTCAACAGCTAAAACACCGCATATAATGCGTTATTTTTTGATCAGTGGATTGTCAATAGGTTCATCTATGTAAGCACCCATCTCTTCACTGATCCTCATCATTTCTTGTAGTGCTTTCTCTTGGTCTGCCTTCTTTTTAAAGATTGCATCCCAGTTGTTATCATACTCATCAATTGAGATGGTGATTGGTCTTGGTTTACTACCTTTGCCGCTCATATATCCTCCACATTACCTTCTAAAGTCAGTCATACCACCTTGCTCTTTGATTCTGATTTTAACATCCTCAAGTGAGATGGGTGTAAAGTCAATTTGTTCAACACTAACATTAAAGTACCTTGGATCAATAACTTCTTTCTCCACTGTGTATGGTCTAGGATCAAAAGGTTCAGGAGCATGCTCTTCAACCTTTATCTTCTTCATTACACGGTTGCTGTGAAGGTGACCATGAATGTTAACACCAAACCTAGCAATGCTTTCTTCGTGTACAGGAATGTGACTCATGATCATTCCGTTCAAAACATGGTATCCTCTAATATCTCTAAAGTGTGGCGTGTAATCTTCTAGTTTAAAGATATCATGGTTGCCCTTGATTAGAACTTTACTACCATTCAACCTGTGAAGAGTGCTTAGAGCTTTCCTATTAATTACAACATCTCCAAGATGGTACACCTTATCGTTTGGTTTGACAACAGAGTTCCATCTCTTGACCATGTCCTCATCCATCTCTTCTGGAGTATCCCAAGGTCGAAGTTTGGTACCATCATTTCGAAGGAAATGGCAGACACCAGCGTGACCAAAATGTGTATCGCTAACTAAAAATATGTTTGCCATCCTTACCTCCTTAATAAAAAAACCCGAGTGTTACTCGGGTCTGTATGTATACTTATCCTTACGCGTGTATGTCTTCTTTGAATCAACAACACGCATTCGGTACTTCGGTGTACGAAGATCCTTAGCTACTGCATTAGGTTTTCTTTCCCTTTTCATTTAAAGCCTCATCTAAGTCTTTGAATTGATCGTCTCTGTCCTTTGGATTCCTACGAAGACCATCAAACAGCTTACGACCTTGGTCAGCTGACATCTTCAGCATAACAAAAGCTCGGAACCCACCATCCTCTTTAGCTACCACTAACTTCTCTCTCGTGTACATTGAAAGAGCTTGGTTAGTTACTTGCTTAGATACACGATCCACTTCACGATCTATATCTTTCATCTTACTACCACTATCTTCTTTCAAGCTCTCACGCATCAAAGATTCAATCTTAACTCCGATACGATTAGCAAGCTCCACTCGAGCGTTCATCATTGCTTTATCAATTGCAAACTGCATATCTTTTGATGTATCAGTAGCAGTGACCACAATCTCATTATCAGTCTTAACTGGTTCAGCAGCAAACCAATCTGGTACAGTTCCTTTTGATGGAGGTATCTCGACCATTTTAGAACTAGATGCACATCCTGTCAAAGCCATTGAAATGGCCATCATAATATAAAGTTTCTTCATGTTAATCCCATAAATTTTGATAATATTTGCCAAAGAGCCTGAAGCCGTTAGTTATACGGTCCTGAACTTTCTGACGTGCTTCCCAATCACAGGTACGGTCACCTGTATTACTCATAGTATACACCTTTTCAGATTTGTTTGTCAACGGGTTAGTATACTCTTCATCAGTTTCAGTCCACTTAGTCTCACCCCATTCACCTGACCAAAACTGGTCATCCCAATCTTCGTTGAGCTCACTCTCAAAAGCAAATATCATTTCACCCATTGCCCAATCCCACCGTTTAAAGTGGTTATCATCAGTATCCCACTCATCTTTCTTTGGTGGAGCTGATGTACTTTTGAGTTCATCAGGTACATCTGTATCATCCACCAAAGGAGATCCATGCTTAGTCTTTTGAAGCTGCTTTAACATTGGTAGAATAATATGAGCTAACGTATGATCCATTGACCATGTATCCCATGGATCAATCCTAACCTTGATCTTTTGTTTCCTGTGCTTTTCTATCCACCAACACAACGACATCAAACCAGGAATATTATAAATCCATTCACCAAGGGTATATACGCGATTATCGTTCCTGTCCATCCAGAACAAGATCTTCTCAGCAATCTGATAAGGACCTATCCAGTTTCTGTACGGTCCAATATGTACTTTCATACGTCCCCTCTAACTAACCAATCAATGATTAAGACTGCAACTAATAGCATAACTACAACCTCAACCAAAGTAAAGCGTTTACGAAGTTGGTATTCCCAATCGTATCCTAGTAGCTTTTCATACCAACGTTCAATTATTTTCATAATCAATCTCGTTAATGAATTTCATTTTCTCATCCTCACTCCAAGAGGATAGGTAACCATTATCTTTATTAAATAATTCTAGGTACTCTTCCTTAGTAATTTTTCGAGCATCGAATGCATTAACATCAAGATGCTTCTGACTAAACTCTTTAAGAGAATCACCACCCATTACTACCTCATCATATGCATGAGACTCTTCCTTGGCTCGTACAACATATCTTATGTGAAATATGCTGTAACAATCAACCATGTACAGATCACCTTCGGCTTTTGTTAGACTGTAGGATCCGTCTTTGAGGTCGGTCCACTTTAACTCATCCCCAATTTTAAATCCACTGCCTTCTAGGATTTCATCATTAAGTTCGATATAAAGTTCACCGTTCTCGTTTTCTTTAACAGGTAATGTCCACTTCTTCATACATTCTCCTCAAATTATATTGAAACACACTACCCTAGATAAGTCTTTGGGACGGACTATACACCGTATATTCGAAGTGTGTTTCAATATAAGAAGTAGGGTTTCCCCTACTTCATCTTACGCACGAGCTAACGACTCTTGCAAACGAGCATCAGCTTTTTCGCTTTTCACAAAACGCTTGTAGTAGTAAGCGTTAGCATACGTGATGTTAAGCGTCTTTGATACGTCCTTTGCGCTGAGTCCCTGACCGTACAGGTTTACTGCCTGCGTCTTTAGATCCACCGACTTTGTCTGTGGCTTCTCGGTCACTACTGGATCCGGATTCCGAGCCAGTTTGCGCTGTGGCTTTTTTGAGAATACATTGTTAAAAGCCTCCAATTGCTGCTCCGCGGTATAGCCAGTGTCTGGATCCACTTTAGATTTTGTTGCCATAATATAAACTCCTAATAAGTTAATCAATTAATTTAACAGCTTGACCATTATCGTACATTACCAAAATTAGGTCAACGCCTTCAAAATACGCATGAACTGTGGGTCATAGCAAGTCTTTTTAAAATAGTAACATCAGTTTCAGACAAAATTCCTTCGTTTTTGTACATTTCTGCATCCTTTATTGTCTGACGCAGCATGGCTGGTTTGTGCTTGAAGCAGTTTACAGCCTTAATAAAGTTATCACGTAGTGATTCGTTATTCATCTTCTTCCTCAAAATCATTAACAGTTAACATTTTATAAAGAGCAATGTAGTCTTTGCTGAGTTTGTAAAGTGCACGAAACCCCTCTTGCTCATACTCATTAAGATTAAGATCTTCAAGATCACGTGCCTCTTGCATTGTTCTCACACACTGATGCAAGTCGTTCATTGTATTCTCGAACATACAGTAGCTCATATTAGCCATTATCCATCTCCTTCAACTGCTTAGCAATTGAATTAGTGACCACGTAGACAGCTGTCATAACAGCCATGGGGTTATCAGATGCTTTTGCAACCATCAAAGCATACTCGAATGCCTCCTCGATTGTCTCACGGTTGGCAAATATTGGTGTGTGAATGTCGTTTAGAATTTCATTCAATGTCATAACATCTCCTCATCAAGTTAGTTTGATAAGTATAGACCTCAAATGAAATTAAGTCAACAACTATTTTTACGCTGCGTAATGGAGATTAGTAGCCAAAAGATATTTGGAATTTGATAACGGTTTTTCACCTGTGTGCGGGAAAAACCAGTTGGGAGGGAATATAAGAAGGGAGCCCTTTTTTGGTTTGAACGATAATCCAAGGTTAGGGAAAGTAGTCTCACCACCTTCTTCTACGTCATTGAGATAACAAAAGAGGTTCAAGAATCTTGAGCTACTAGCTTTGTCACCAATATCAACATGAAGTTTAAACTCATCATGATCATTCACCTCATACTTCTTGAGTCTGATTAATTCAAATGAATAATCTTCTGGAAAGAATTCGCGGAGACCAACCTCTGTTGCATACTTCTGTGCATGATTGTGAAACATGAATGCAACTGACTTGTTAATGTTGTTATAAAGTTCTTCGTCAGATATACCAGTAAAATCCAACTTGGTGAAGTTGGGGGCACCTTCGTTATCGTACCGCTCAGCTACTTCTTTATTCTCTTCAAAGAACTTAATGAAGAAGTCACAGTAGTCGTTAGGAAGTACGTTGTCGTAACACTTGACCAAGTTGGATAGATTCATATTATTTTTAAGGTTTAGGTGGAAGGTCAATGTAAGTACCCCATGGAAGCCTCAGTGCAATATCAACAGTATCTGGACCTCCTTTATCTACCCACATTTTTGAGATTGCTGTCATCATATATCCCTGCTTGATCTCATACCTGACTTCATATTGAGAGTGATCATATACACCATCAGGTACCCAAGGAAACTGCTTCCTCGTGTGTCTTGATTCAGGATCAAATGGAAGGTCACTCATTCAAACAGATCCTCATTCCATTCACGATGACCTTCACGGAAAGCCATGTTAGACTGTGTTTCACGCACCTCAACACGATAACACCACAAGCGCTTAGCCTCACCTATGCCCCAGTAGTCAGGGATGTATACGCCGTTTACATACTTGTATAACTGATCAGCAAGACCTTCACATCCAAGTTTAGGAAGGACAACAACCTTTGCTATGTTGCGACGCTGTGCTTCCTCATACCAATCAATGTTTGGATCATCTTCTGCAACTAGCAATGTGTGATCAAATTGATCTTGTAATACTTCTTTTAGTTCTTTCAATCCACCATAGTCAGCTGCCCAGTTACGAACATCTAGATCATTAGTGCCAAAATAAAACTTCATACTAAATGCATATCCATGAATAAGGTTGCAATGCGAGTCAGCACGATGCTGACGGTATGCTACTGGAAATGCATCCACATACTCTTTAGTACTCGTGTACTTGTATGTGATAGGAGGATGTTTAGGTCCCAACGCTATGTCAAATATGTCCATTTTTTTCCCACCAAAAGTTAACCCACTCTTTATCTACATCTCGGTCTATTTGATTAAACCAAAAGTCTGGAACAACAAGATCCTGTGCTGTGTTATGCACAATACATGCCACACTAACATTAATCTCATCTTCCCTGCCCCAGATGTCCAACAGCTCTCGAATGGTTTTACCGCTGTCTATAATATCATCTACAAGAAGTATTTGTTTTCCTTCAATGATTGATTGATAGAGATCCTCTGGACAGTATTTGTATCCAGTATCTCTCGTGGACCACTCCACAACCCGTAAAGGAATCTCAAGCCTGTGAGACAGAACAGTAGAAGCAATAAGACCACCACGACTGATTCCAACCACATTGTCAAATCTGATCTCACTCTGTCGGACTTGCTGATCAAGGCAAGCCATCGCTTTGAAGAAAACATCAATTGTTATGTCCATAAAGTATTCTTTTCAAGTGTGCTATGTGCCCCACGCATTACGCCAAATGTCTACCTGGAGACGAGGGCTATATCTCCAGCCACGTTTCATTGCCATTTCAGCTACTGCTTTGTAATTATTAAAATATAATTGATCAGTACCACCTACTGGCATCAAGTATATGTCGCTATCAATTCCTGCACCACGATACGCTTCAATAGCACGATCAATCTCATACATATCAGTTTCTTTGTCAACTACAAACTTAAAGTAAACTTCTCCATACCATTGATACTCTTTCACCACATCGGGTAGAATTGCTTCTTCCCACTTCTCACCAGATGGACTCAACTTAGCGCTAACAGAAAAAATAATCTCTGTATTACCCTTATAATGCTTTGAGTAATTATACAAGAACTTTTTGAAGTCCTCTGTTAGTCTCTGAGTACCATTGGTCTCAAACGTAATAGATTTGATTCCCTTCATCTTACTATGCATTAACAAATCTTCATATGAACGTTGCCATCCAAGAAGTGGCTCTCCACCAGTAATAATAAGATGCTCGTTATTCCATTTGTTTTCAGGAAGCATGTTTGCAATAGTTTCTGCAATAACATCAGTATCTAATACTGGTGAGAGATGTTTGAACCTTGGATCCCAACTGGCATATGAATCACATCCTGTATGAACTAAAGGTAGATCGTTATAAGTTTTGTACTGTGCAACATTGATTGCTATTGGCTCTCTCTCAACAGATTGTTGTCCTGTAGGCATACCAAAGCCACTACACGTAAAGTTACATCCAAACGTCCGTAAAAACACACTAGGAACGCCTACATACTTGCCCTCACCCTGAAGTGAATAGAACAGCTCAGCTACTTTAATTTTACTCATATTCTGGCACCTTATAAGATTTTTGACGCTTGTTCTTTTGTCTCATTGCTTGATCGAAGTGAAACTTATTTGCCTTGAATGTAAAGTTAACACCATCAAGATGATCCATTTCATGTAATACACAACGTGCCGATATTCCGGTAAACTTATCCGTCTGTGCTTCACCAAATGAATCCATATAACGAACACGAACTAACTTGGGACGCTTTATTTTAATGAAGAGATTTGGATAAGTCAAGCACCCTTCTTCCAACATAATTTGTTCAGTGGACACATCAGCAATTACAGGATTAAACATTACCTTTGTTGGATTAGACCAAAGAACAAACGCTCTGTAAGGTAGCCCACATTGGTTGGCAGAAAGACCAATCCCCTTATAGTGAATCATAGTCTCAATAAGGTTGTTTGCTAGCTCGTGTGGATTGATTGGAGGATTGCTAAAGTTAAATCTCTCTAACTTTGTTCTGAGCATTGGATGATCTGGAGCAACTAAATCATATATCATTATTTCACCATCTGACTAAAGTTTTTTACTTTTTGGAATTTGATCACTGAATGGAATTTATCGAACAACTGATCGCCTTTGTGGGATATTATAAACAAGTTCGTATCAGCAGTCAACGTGCTTATGATCTTGAGGAACTCTTCCGTACCATTATTATCTAATGAACTGTCAAACACCTCATCCATAATCAACAGGTTAGTAGAAGCAGAGTTTCTAAGTTTACTAATTGCTCTCCATGTGAATAGCAAAGCAAGGTCAATCCTCATCTTCTCACCCTCAGAGAACGACTCATAACAGAAATCATCCCTATGTCTTGATTTGATAGTCTCTTCGAAGTTTTCATTCAACTCAAAGTTAACAAAGAAGTCCATTGCAGCCAAGTATTTGTTAACTAGTTTATTTATTACGGGAATGTACTGCTTGATGATCTTAGTCTTAACACCAGAGTCCTTCAACAATATAGCCGCAACATCAAGAGCTGACTTGTCTTTCAGCAGTTCTTCTTTCGTATTAATTGCTGCTTTCAGCGTTCGTTTGATTGCTGTTAACTCTTCGGCATCATCTGTAGACTGCACTTCAATTTCGGATCGAAGAGACTTTATTTCATCTTGTAACAGTTTAATTGTATTCTGATATATCTTTACTTGTGTGTTATAGTCTTGTATGAAGGTCTCTTGTTCTTGAATAAGAGAATGGACATCAGCTATAACTTTCAGTCTTTCATCCAAAGCTGTAATGAGTCCTTGCAAAGAAGTGAGCGATGTTTCAATCTCAGTTTTTTGTTTAGTCTTCTCTTCAATACTACCATCTTTAAAATGAGCGTCTATATTCTGACTACAGGTTGGACAGCTTTCATGATCCTGTAAGAATACAATACCATCGTTTATGTTCTTTAGCTTGTTCTCACCTGCACGCTTCAGGTTCTTATAGTTAGAATACTTAGTGGACACCGTATCCTCATCTACTATGCTACCTTTGAGAGTTACAATCTTTTCTCTGTGCTCCTTGATAACATCAAGAGCTATTTGCATGTTACCTACTACTTCTTTGAGTTGGTTACTCTTTGTATCAATTGTAGTTTGCTTATTGTCAGTAATAGTCTTTACAAGTTTGTTATGTAATTCAATCTTATCTGCAGCAACCTTCATCTCATAAGAAACACTCGTAATCTCTTGTTTGTTTAGAGCTACTTTTTCTTTTAGTAGAGTATTCATAACTGAAAAGATCTGTATGTCTAACAGATCCTCAATGATCTCTCTACGATGAGCAGCAGGCAACTGCATGAAAGGAGTAAA